CATTGATCCCGATAGCGGCCCGAGATTGGGGATCGATAATGGGAAAGCGTAGCGGCATAGGTAGCCATACGAAGCCGGGACAGGGGTCGACGGACTCTTGGATTACGCCGAAATGGATAATCGATCGACTCGGTCCATTTGATCTGGATCCTTGCGAAGCCGATCCGCAGCCGTGGAAATGTGCGGAAAATGGTTTCCGAAATAATGGTATTTGTCGCCCTTGGTCCGGGCGTGTCTGGTTAAATCCACCATACGGAAAGCAGACAGGGGCATGGCTTACGAAGCTTGCCGAGCACCAAAACGGGACCGCCCTTATATTTGCCAGAACGGAGACTAAATTCTTTATCGATTGCGTCTGGAAAAAGGCGACCGCCGTACTTTTTATCAAAGGTCGATTATCGTTTTATACACCGGAAGGCGATAAGGGCCGAAACGCAGGGGGGCCGAATGTGCTCGTCGCTTATGATCAGGACAATGCACTCCGGCTTTTGGAGTCGGGAATCCCCGGGGCGTACGTATCGAATTGGCGCCTAAATGCAAACGGAAACGCCTCCGGATAAAGTCGCGAATTGGTGGAAGTATTACCCCCACACCTACGGCGCCGTGGCTTCCGGCGGCGACTGGATCGCTTACGATTGGATTACGGCTGTCTCTCGATACATCTGGCCCAAGATCCAGGCCGGCGGGGCTCGGATAATAATCAACACCGGACCCCGTCAAGGGAAAAGCGAATTCGCTTCGAAATGGCTCCCGATCTGCTTTCTCGATCAATACCCGGACCGGAAGATCATCCTAACCAGCTACGGCAAAGACCTGGCCCAAGACTACGGCCGGGAAATTAAACGCGAGATCGAGATTAACGACGCTATCGGATTCTCCCTGGCCGAGGATTCGCAGGCCGCCGGCCGTTGGCATGTCCAGAAGCGCGGGCGCCGCGGGGGTATGTATTGCGTCGGCGTCGACGGAGCTGTCTCGGGCAAAGGTTACCATCTGGGGTTAATCGATGACCCTTACAAGAATTGGGATCAGGCTTGGAGCCCTGCTTATAGAGCGAAGGTCGAAAAATGGTTTACATCCACGTTTAAGGCCAGATGCGAGCCCGGCGCCTCGATCATTGTTTTGCATACCCGTTGGCATGCCGACGATTTAACCGCGTATCTAATGGCCGAGGATCCCGAGGATTGGGACTTAATCTCGCTTCCCGCTTTGGCAGAGCCAGGCGATCCCCTCGGCCGCGCGGAAGGCGAGGCCCTTTGTCCCGAGCGTTTTACCCGCGACGATCTCCTAAAATTTAAGGGCGACCCCGACGTCTTCGCGGCAGTATGGCAGCAGAGCCCCAAAGAAGGGGGCAAGGGGAGGGCGTATCACGAATATACAGCGGCCAAAAATCGCACGAACGCGGTCGCATTCGCCGCCGGTTTCCCGCTCGATCTCTCTTTCGACTTCAATAAAAACCCTGGCTGTCATTGTGAGATAGGCCAGTATTTCCCGGCGGCTGATTATTTTACAACCGTCGACGAGCTCTTCGGGCCTCGCTATGACATTACCCAAGTAATGGAGCTTTTCGGGAAATGGTGGAAGAAACACGAAGGCGCTAAATTCGAGAAAGAGATCCGGATATTTGGGGACCGCTCGGGCAAGACGGAAGACGTTACAACGTCGCAAACCTGCTATCGAATCATCGAGCGCAAATTAAACAGCCTCGGGATACCGTTTCGGCGTATGGTGCCTCGGGCGAATCCCCCGATCGTTTCGTCCCTGGCAGATGTAAACGACGCTCTATGCGATCCATTAGGCCGCGTTCATTGGAAGATACACCCGCGATGCGTCCGTCTGGTCGCTGATCTTAAAGAGCTCAAAACAGACCAATACGGCAAGATCGACAAGAAAGAAAAGCGGCTTTCTCACCCCTCAGACGCCGAGAGATACCGTATAAGCCGGCTCCGTCCTATACGCGGGGATAGTCGGCTCCCGACCGGATTAGATAGCGGAGCTCGATTCGGATAATGGTTCGCATACGATCACAAGCCGCGACGGATGCAATCGAGCTCGCCCGGGCCAAAGTCACCGGACCCGAGCCCGAGCCCCAATTAGGTAAGCAGACGGCATCGCAAGGCCGGGTAAGCACTTTTGGCGGCGGTCGATTTGATATTCCTGGCTTTGGGAATACCCGGGGCACGATCCGGACTTACAAATTAATGCGGCAGAATCCGACGATCGCCCTCGCTCGTATGGCGGCGACGGCGCCGATCCGAGCGGCTGATTACGCATTCGTGGGTAAGAACGCGACCGACGAGCAAGTCGAATTAATCCAAAGCATGATCGAACCGCAGTTGCCAGCGTTGATTCGAAACGCTCTTTTTGCTCTGGATTACGGTAATAAGAGTTTTGAAAAACAATACGAATTCCGAGACTTCAAGACTGAGAGCGGCCGTACCCGCCCCACGCTTTGGCTACGCCGGCTTAATCCGCTCTCGATCGACGCGACCCAGATCGTCGTAAATCCCAAGGGCACTTTTCTAGGCCTTCGAAACAAAGATACAAATCTCGCCGCGGCGAATTCGTTTGTCTATACCCACGACGGCGAGGATTGCGATTTACACGGCCGGCCACGCCACGAAAACATACGCCTAAACGCCTGGCAGCCTTGGGCCGATACCCTTCGGCGCCTCGGCCAATATGTAACCAAAGCCTCGGGCGTTATCCCGATTGTGCGCTATGTCCCTGGCGAGGTACGGGATATAGGCGGCGCCAAGCAAGAGGCCCACGATATGGCCCGCCAGTTGATCCGGCAGCTTGGATCCGGCGAGGGCGTAATCCATCCCGTCGTCTTTGCCCCATGGGCCGAAGACTTAATGCAAGAGGGGAAATTTAACCTCTCCGATTTGCTGGCGTGGAAAATTGAATTCCTCGAAGTTAAGCCAGGGCACGGGACAGAATTTATCCAAATGCTGAAATACTACGACGCCCTAATGCTCCGCGGCTGGCTTGTGCCCGAGCGGGCGGCCGTAGAGGGGACGGAAGGCACCAAGGCCGAGGCCGGCGTCCATGGCGATCTAATGACGCTCGTCGCCGAAGATGTACTCTCGGAGCTCTTACAGCAGATAAACGATTTTATCGTCGACCCGGTTTTGGCTCTTAATTTCGGGCCCGATGCCCGCGGCTCCGTGGTTATCGAGGCGGCGCCGCTCGTAGATAAGCGGGCTCTCTTGGTCCGGGAAATTGTGAAAGCGGTTCTAATCAATCCCGCAAATACCGATATTTTGCTCGCGACCGCGGACCTAAGCGCAATGGTAGATCAGCAAGGGATACCCGCGGCGTCGAACAACAAGCTTATCTTGCCCCGAGGCCGACCCAGCGACGATCTCCCGGACTTAAACATCCCGGGGGAAGTCGAAAAAGTATTGGGTCCTAAGCTCGGTAGGCGGTCATTCTCCCTAGTCGGCAACGGAGCCGGCGGGGGCAATGGCAACGGTCGGTAAAATAAAAATCGATTTTGATGGATCCCAAGCGACCGCGGAGCTTATCTTCGAGCTTGGCCGCATTGTCGGGGTTCTGGAGCGCGGCGACTTATTGCATCCAGTTATAATCGCGTCCCGTATCGAGCAAGCGGTCGCCCGATTCCAGGTCGAGAGAAAAGACCCAGCCGTCGGGACGTTGATCCGAAGGATAAAAGAGCTCTCCGCTTAGTTTGACGAGTTATAACCAATTGGTTAATTTATAGAACATGGGCGGCGTTTATTACAACGACAATGATCGTTATTGCTGTGATGTACTCCGAGCTAGAATAGCGGATGGCAATTTGCCGAGAGGTTTCGTAGATGAAAGAGATATTAGCGAAGTCTCGGCGGAAGGAATCAAGAAATACGCGCAAGCCCATTTTTTCGCAGGGATTGGCGGGTGGCCCTATGCCGTCGAGCTCTCGGATTGGCCAGCCGACGAGCCCATCTGGACAGCCTCTTGCCCCTGTCAACCGATTTCGGGCGCCGGTAAGCGACGTGGCGAGAAAGACAGCAGGCACTTATGGCCAGCGCTCTACCGCCTCATTTCAAAGCATAAACCTAACGCGCTGTTTGGCGAACAGGTTGCAAGCGGGGATGGATCTGAATGGCTCGATGGAGTATCGCTTGACCTGGAAGAAATCGGTTATCGAGTCGGGACGATTGATTTACCGGCTGCGGGCGAGGGCGCGCCGATCATCCGACAAAGGCTTTGGTGGGTGGCCTGCCCCAATGGCGGGCACGCCAGCACAGAACGGGAACAGTGCGGCGGGCAACAACGACAGCAGCAGGCGAACGGTGGAGATAGCGAAATTGGTGCGAGGATGGCCAGCGCCATGCCAACAAGACGGGCCACACGGCGGACCGAATCAGGGAACGGACAGATTGCCGGGAGCCGTAGCAACAGTGAAAGGTTGGCCAGCACCGCGAGCACGGGAAGGCGACAGTCGGGGAGCGCAAGGGGAGAGATTTTTAAATCCCGAACGGTCAAACGACTTGCCGGATTGTGCAGATCTGATTGGAGTAACTACGAAATTGTCTGGTGCGACGAGCGAGCAGCAGGAAAAGGATGGGTACCGCGGCGTACTCAATCCGGCGTTTTCCCTTTGGCTCCAAGGTTATCCGGCAGGATGGACCAGCTTAGAGCAATCGGCAACAGTATAGTTCCACAAGTCGCCGCCAGGTTTATAAACGCATTTTTAGAGGTCAAGAATGGTGGGACGTTGTCGATATGACGTTTAATGGCGAGCAATCAATCAGAAAAACGAGCCGCGATCGCTCTCCGGGATATCAATAAGCTAGCGCGTCGCGGTGTCCGGGGCACCCGGTCATTGTCGAAAAGCCTTCGCTCTACCGTAATACGGGGGTTCCAAAACGGCCGAGACGTAAGCGACGTAATCCGCGAAGAGCTCGAAGATTGGAAAGAGCTTTTCTTGGATGGTCTGATTGTGGCCCATTTATCGGGGCGGTTGCGACAAGAGACGATCGCCAGGCGGGCAATAAACAAGCGGCGCCGGGCGGCCGGGATAGTCTTCGCATCGGTCTTCGATTCGGCTGTAAGCTTTCTTACGAACCGACTCCAAATGACCGACGACGCTCTCGACGATCTCGAAGACGTTTACGGCCCGAGGGCTGCGACGATCGTCGACGAGGTCGGGGACGTTGTCGATCCACGCGTCCAGGTAGCCGTAAGGGACGCGGTTCGCGAGGGCTTGACGGTCCCCGAGGCAACGGCCAGGATTCGCGAGGCCTTCGACGCCGCCGGGGTTACGATCGAAAACCCCCATTTATTCGAACAAATCTTCCGGACCCAATCCCAAATGGCCTACGCCGCGGGCGCCGAAAACGCCTGGCGAGATCCTGATATGGACGCCGTCCTATGGGGTTTTGAATATGTACCCGTAGGCGACGACCGCGTAAGGCCGAACCATGCCGAATTAGACGGCTTCCGGGCCACGAAAGCCGATCCGATATGGGCATCGCATACGCCGCCAAACGGCTTTAATTGCCGATGCCAAAAAGTCCCGATATTAAAGGGAGACCCCCTGGCGACCCCTGATCCACCGCCGGGAATAGTAACGATCGAAGTCGACGGCGAGCCGTTTACGATCGAGCCAGGCCCGGACAAGGATTTCGACTTTAATCCCGGGGATGTATTCCGCGATTCGATCCCGGCCTCGGTGTAATGAACCGTAATTGAAATAAACAACCCCGCTTTGTGCATCGCCAGGGCGGTCCCGAATGTAATTTGACGTAACTTATCCGATCGGTTATAGTCTCTGGCAGCGAAGGGCTTGCTTTTGTTTTACCCCCGGAAGGCCCCGTCGAGTCGGTTTGAGCTTGGCGGGGCTTATTTTATGCGCCCCAAAGGTGGTCCGGTCGTCTACGAGAGGGCCGCTCTTCGGAGCGGTGGACCGGCACCGGCGGGGCTCGTTTCTGGTAATATCTTCGCGGTCTTTCGAGTCGTCGGGACGGTCTCGACGCTCCTCCGCCTCCGGGCCCACCCCCGGAGGTTTTTATTTGACATCGATTAGCCAATCGGTTAATATGTAGCCTCGGCAATTCCGCCGGGAAGGGCAAATATTATTCTTTGTCTCAAAGCCACCAAATCGGACAACGAGCTTATCCATAAAATCGCCTTGCGGGCTGTCGAGCTCGCCAAATCGTGGGACCAAGAGCTCGATCTTTTGTCGATCGAAATGGATTTAACCGCATGCCATTGCAGCGGAACCCCCTTGCGACTGGCCGAATTATTGGACGCCGACGAATCTAATTTCGGGCACGATGTTTTTGGCATCCGTAGATATTTAGATCGCGACAGCGGCGAGTTCCGGGATTGTTTCGATCCCCGATACTCGGCATAAGAC